ATCGGCATTAGTTGTCACCTCCACCAGTCACCGGCGTACCGCCCGGCGCGGCTGCGGACGGGATGCCCTGCCTTATCCGTTCAATCTCCATCATCGTGCCGGGCATTGGCGGGGGCTGGCCGCAATCGGCCACCATCGGCGGCATGATGAACCAGCATTCGATGATGTTCTGGGGCCGGGTCATCTGTGCCATAATGATAGTGCCAACTAACTTGGCCGGATCAACTTGGACCGTGTTGCCCCAAAACGGTAAGTTCTCGGGCTGGACGCCGCTGTACGTGACAACGCCGCCGCCCTCCTCGACCTGGATGGTAAAGGTGTATTCGCCCTCGGTGCCGCCCGGCGAGCCAGCAAAGGCGGTGATCTTGGCGCGTACCAGTTCGGTCACTGGATGCCCTCCGTGCCGGGCAAGCTGCGCCACCCGTCCGGGTCGCGGGCGTAGGTCTGGACCGCGATGTGTCCGTTTGGTTCCACCTCGGGGCCGGTCGATGGGATCGTTACGAAGGACTCGTACGGCAACCGATAGAACCCGGCAGATACGGGCCGGTTGTTCGGGTCAAGGATCAGATACCGCTCCCCGAAGTTCTCTTGATTGGTTGGCCGTGGCGTGCCCGCGTCAACTTCCCAGTTGTATTCGACGGTGTACCAACCGGGCCGCTTGTCGTCGTCGCGTGCCGTGCCCGATGCGAACCGGGCCAGCACGCCGCCAAACGTGTGGACCTTGCCAAGTTGGTTAGTAATGACGCGGAAGGATCGGTAGTCTGAGACTTGCGTGTAGGCTTGGAAGATCCAGACCGTGCGGTATTCCTGAATCGGCAAACTTGCCGACACCCAAACGTCTACCACGTCCTCGGTATCGCCAGACTTGACGATGCGTTGCTCGCGCACGTTGGCCGGAATCTCAGTCGTCACCGATACATTCGAGTACCGCCACTTGAACCAGTACCCTTCCGGCTGCTCGCGCGTGTTGAACCGGCCACCGCCAAAGGTCGTGTAGGATGCGGTCAGCCGGTAACCGCTGCCCCGATCTTCCGGCACGATGCTAACCCTGTCGAACCGCAGGCTTGGGTTAGTCGGGTGCGGGCCGCTGCCGATCTCGTTATAGAACGCCGCCGTAGCCGCCTCCGGCGTGGACAGGCTGGAATAGAAGATTCGCACCGATGCGGCCTTGTTCGCCGCGTCGATGTCAATGGAGCCGGAAGTGTCAAGCTCGATGAGGTTAGCCACGCAGTCGGCTCCTTTGGTCGGCCAGTGCTTCCAGACGTTCGATCATGGTTTCGATAGAACCGATCAGCCGCTCGGCGGGGAAGGCGTTGGCCGAGTCCGCGCGAATGCGGTCGAAGGCTCCGGAGTAGGCATCGGCTAGGGCTTTGGCTTGGCGTTCGGCGGCTTCCTTGGCCCGCTTCTCTTCCTCGCGTGTTGCCTTCTCTGCGTCCTCCCTGACCTTCTTCTGTTCCTCGTTCAGCTTGGCGATTCGCTTGCTGGTGTTGCGGTCAACCTGTGCGGCCTGCTCGTCCAGCAGCTTCATCTCTTCCTCAGACGCGCCCTTCCGCTTCTTTGCAATCTCCGAAATGGCATCGTTCCGCCTCGCGTTGATAAGGTCGATGCCTTCCAGTTCCTCGACCTGTAACTGCCGAAGTGCCTTGCGTTCGGCCTCGATCCGAGAGGCCCTTTTCTGTGCGTCCGCTAGTTGCTGATTCTTATCGATCAGGCTTTCAACCGCCGCAATCTGGTCAAGGATGTTCTGCTTGCTGAATCCAGACTCCAGAATGGAGAGAGGATTCATAATGCCGTAGCCTCGCAGCTTGTTGTTTAGCTCGGTCAGTTCCTTGTTGGCTGCCGCAACCACCTCGGCTGGCCCTTGGCCCTCGGTGCTTTTCAGGAACGAAGCGAACCGCGTCTCACCAGTGGCCAGCAGGTCCACCAGCTTCTGCATGTTGGCGATGACCAACAAGACCGAACCAGCCACGGCCGCGTATCCCGCCCGCATGGTCTGGAACAGGCCCCGGCTTTTCTTTTCGGTGCGGTCTATCTCGTTGCCAAGGTTGCGAGTCGCGTCCGCCGCTTGTGCTGCTGCGCCACCAACCGGGCCGCCGCCACCAGCAGCCCCGGCCCGGCCCGACATGGCCGTATCCACTTCCAGCTTCTTGACCTCGGCCTTTGCCTGCGTGACGGCCTGTTGCAATGGCGCAACATTGCCCGTGATGTCTACACGGGTCGTCATGATCGGATCGCCGCCAGGTCCAGCCATGCCGCCTCCTTAGGTCAGTGCGCCAGAGAGTCGGATCGTGCCGGTCACGCGGATAGGTCCGTCGCTGGGCACCTCGATACGAAGCGTGCGAAGGAACCCGGTGCCCTGATACGTCGCACTGGAAACAGTCTCAAACTCGACCGCCTCGCCAAGTGCGCTGCCAGCCGCGTCCCAATCCGTGCCGCCGATGTTGCTGGCGGCTGGGAGAATGGCCGGGGTGCCGGTCGTGCCCGCCACCGATGCCACGTCACCGCTGAACTGGAACCCGTACTCCACGATCTGCTCGCCGCTTGGCCCGATGGTCGGCCCGCTCCGGCTGATGGTGCGGATCGTTCCAGTGAAGGATGGATCGGCCGCGCCGCCCTCGGCGAACTTGAACACCGCAGCACCGGCTGCCGTGTTCGCGGCGGTCAGTGCGGTCGGTAGCGTGGCCGAGTCTACCAGCGTGCTGAACGATCCGGTGATGATCGGGCGATGGGCCGGGCGATACCGGCGCGCGTCCAGTGCCGTACCGTCCGACGATGCCCGGCTGGTGATGTCCAGCTCGCCAAAGTCGATCTCAATGTTGAAGGACCGGACAAAGGGCACGTAGCCAGCCGAGAACGTGACGAAGCCCTGATTGCCGTAGCGTGGTGCGCTGGTCGGATACAGAGCCTCAAAGTCGATGGTGTGGTTGACAAGCCCCTGCATGAACGCCGACGACGCGGACTGGAGCGCCGACGCATCGGCAGAGTCGGCGTTGCTGTTCAGCGTGGCAGAGATGACACGGCAGGCCGTAGATAGCACCTGCTCCAAGTCCGTGCCAGCCGCGCCTTCGTAGCGAAGCGTGCCTTCCTGTGAGGACAGTTGATAGCCCATAGAACCTCCTACGCCGCGTTGGTCTGGAGCCGCGCGGTGAATGTCATACGACCTGTTACCACCTTCTCATCCGCAAACGATGCGGACTGGGCGGTACAGATAAACCCGTTGAGCGTGCTGCTAAACGTGTTGGGTGTGGTCGGGGTCAGGCTGGCCAGCCGGTGCAGCCCATACGTCGGCGTGCGGTTGGCCTGTGAGATGGCGTCCCCGTAGATGCGAAGCATGGCCGCCTCGATGTTGCCAAAGGCGTTGTCGGTCTTATCGTACAAGTCGATGTTGATTGTCACGTTCTGGCCGTCGTCGCGCATTCCGATGGTCTGCGACAGTTCAACCGTGAACACGGCATACGGGAACGGCTCGGACCCGGCGGGCGTTGCGGCCCCGTGCCACATCCCGCCGGTGATGAACTTCCACGCGTTGCCCTCGTACAGACCGCCCGTGCCGGTGTCGGTCTTTAGCTGCGCGATGATGGAGCGGGCGACGATGAATGGTGTCACTTGGCCACCCCCGCTGTAAACTGGACCACGCCCTGCTTGACCGCCCCACGGATAGCCCGGTCGATGGTCCCGTCCTTGGTAGCCTTGGCCAGTGCCGGTGCTGCCCACGGACGGCGCGGCATCCGCACGGACTTACGCAGGGCGAAGATTGGCTTGTTGTTGACGCGCAGACCGGCCTCTTTGTTCCGGTACCGCACCTTGTCAACGCCCATGAGGTAGAGCTTGCCGCCCTTGGTGCGGATGACGGTCATGGGCAGGGACTTCAGCGAACCCTGATGCGTTTCCATCAACCGCTTGGCTGCCACGTTGATAGGCACCGGGAGGAACTTTCCGGCCTTGGCCCGGATCGTCCCGCCCTTTTCGTGAATGCGAGCGTACGGAAGTGCAGACCCTGCCGATGCAGTAAACTTACCGTTTACTTCCTTGGCCGTGGTGTGACTAAGCGTTCCCGCCAGTCCGCTGCTGCTCCGTTGCCTGTTGGGTGGCGTGCCCGGCGCGGAAGTCTTGAACCGTACCGCCCGCGTCATGCTGTTCTTCATCACCTCGGACACCGCCTTAGCCGCGCGAGTGATACCAACCGCCATCGACCGGCGGAACGCGGCTTGGAACTTCGCGGTATTGTCCGTGGTCTTGGCCACTACATGCGCTCCAAGGTCAACTGCAACAGGCACCCGGCACCGTCCGGGTCACGGGCTGGCCCGTCCACCCGGTAGGTCACGCCGCTGATCGTCACGCGAACGGTCTTCCAAACGTCATGGGCATACGTGATGGCTTGCCCGTTGTTATCAAACGGACTGATGAACAACTGATAGACCACCGTGCCCGTGTCCCGCCCGTACATCATCGACTCCGACGAACTCAAAGGCTGGAGCCGCCCCTGTACCGTCACGGACGTAGCACCCGTGTAGGTCCACTCGGGCGAGCCGCTGCTGGCCTCGGTCGATACCGTGGCCGGGGTCAGGGTCACAGAGTCCCGGAGCAGGTGCCGGGGTGTGCGTGGCGTGCGGCTCATATGACGGTGCCCCTTGTCTCGCTGGGCATGTTGGCTTTCAGGATCTCATGCTCGGTCACGGACGAACCCGACGTAGACACGCTGTAGACTCCAATAGTCTCGCTTGTCGCAGACGGGTTGCCGCCAGCGTTGGCCAGCTTGTAGTCGATGAGCATGTAAACCACGGCCACGATGTCAGCCGGGATCGTGCTGTACCCGCCGGTGTACGTGACGCGCACGCTCGCGGGATCGGCACTCCACGCCGGCGAGACTCCAAAGGCCGGGTTATTCCCGCCGCCGATGAAGTCTGACACGATCCGGCCCCACGTTGCACCGAGCCGGTAGAGCTGGCCCGTGCGGGTGTCCACCCGGTATTCGTCCGCGTCCAGCGTGGTCCACGTCCCGGCCCGGTCCCGCTCCTCGACGGTCGTAAGGGTCGTAACGGGCCACTCGCGCAACTGGAGGACAGCCGATCCGTCGCCGTTGTAAGTCTCGGTGCGGTTCGCAGACTCGAAGCCGTTGGTCATGTCCCGACCGGCATAGCGGCGCACGGACGCTTCCGCCTGCGCGAGCATGAGCGTAATGGCGGCATCGCTGCCGGTCCCGTTGATACCGGCCCATGCTTTATAGTTTGCTACCGTCGCCAGAGGCATGGGTGACTCCTAGTAGGCAAGGCAACGCTCGGGTGGGCCGCTCTTATCCCAGTCGCTCACGTACTGATGGACCGGCATCAGGTCAAAGCCGGGCCATGTCGCCATCAACTGCAAGTGCCCGACCGCTACCTGTGGGGTCACGCCCACCTTGCCACCGCTGGCCGTCAGCTTGTGCCAGAACGCCACATCCGCGTCGATCCGCCCGTCCCCATACCCGCCCTCGGGATCGGGCTGGCAAAGGAACCACGGGCGAGGAATGGCCTTCAACGCGGCGGACCTAATCAGGGTCAGGCCGAAGTGACAGGACTTCACCTCCAGCACGTCGGCCCGAAGGTGCTCGCGGCTGGTCTGACCTTCCCGGCAGAGCAGGGCCACGTTCTCTTCCCGCTTGGATTGCATGGCTGCAATGGCCCCGTACTCGGGGTTGGCGTCCGCGATCTGGACCAGCCGCCGCACGTCGTCAACCGTAAAGAGCGTGTCATAGTCCACGGTCAGGATGTATTCGGCATCGCCCGCCCACTCCAGCGCCCGCGTGATGCCCTGGTGCCAGTACGCCCCTTGTTGAGTTTGGAATGGAATTCCAAGCTCCATGACGGTGCGCGTGATGGCGGAGAAGTTGTTGGTAAAGCCCACGCGCGGGACGGTCATAACGCCCTTGACCCGCTCACGCACGGACTGGATCGGGCTGGGCTTGACGCCCTCCAAGTTCAGGCTGATCTCATGCTGCGAAGTGTCCGGCGCGAACGGCTGGAACTTGCGCACGTTGACTAGGCCGATCTCCCGGAACATGCCCGCGAGGGTCGGCCCGTTGAATGCGTTGCGGTGGAAGTCGTCGGCGTCAACCTGCCCGCCGTAGGCAATGCCCGACATATCGAAGTCGTGGCGGCCTTCCACTACCCACTTGGCCCACAGTTCCATATCAGGCACGGCCACGCGAAGGATGCCGCCGGGCTTCAACACCCGCACCCACTCGCGCAGCGTGTCGAACGCTTCCGCCCGTGCGACGTGTTCCAGTACGTGCGATGCGTAGACCTCATCCACGGACTCATCGGCGTACGGCAACTTCCCGGCCTCGGTGCCGGTCTTGATGTCCAATGGCGTATACCCGTCGATGACGACGGAACCGGCTCCCACGTTCAGCCTCACTGCGTTTGTCATAAGCAACGGGGCCAGCCGTTAGACCGGCCCCGTGTTTGGTTAGATGCTGACCGACGTACCGCCGACGTTGACGATCTCGGTAGCCGAGCCGGGTGCCTCGGTCGAGTCCGCGCCAATGGCGTCGATGGTCACGGTGTTAAAGCTGGTCGTGCCCTGGTACTGGACGAACCAGTAACGGCCATAGCGACCGGGGTTGCGCACCGTGATCACGATGTCCTGCGCGAGGCTGGTGTTGTTGTTGCCGGGCAGGACGAACTGGCCAGCCGCAGCCGTCGTGTTGGTGGTGCCAACCAGACCGCTCACGGTGTTGGACGTGCTGAACGTCGTGGTATCAGCCGCGCCAAAGGCGAGAACGGTCCACTTGTTCGATGCGTTCGTGGCCGTAGCGACCGGAGCCTTCGCCCGAAGGATGAGGACGCCGGGGGTGCCAAGGTCGTTCAGATCGACGCGAGCAGAGGCCGTTGCGTTGGTCGCAACGGTGGCGGGGTTCACGAGAGTGTTCCACCGCAAATCGGTACCTGGAATCATGTGTGATTCTCCTGAGTGTGTGCGTTGGTTTAGGCGGTCAGCAGAGCAACAACCGGGCCGTAGGTCGAGCCGCGCCCGTCGCCGTGGATCGCCACGTCGAAGCGGGTCGTTGCGCGCCACTTGTACGAGTCGGTCGTGAACCCGGCTTCCTGCGAGCCGACGATGGCAAGGTCGCGACGTTCACCGATCATGGTGGCCGCCGCGAAGTCACCGATGTAGACCGAGCGAGTACCAGCCGAGCCGGTAGCCGTGGGCATGAGCGGTGCGAAGTAGACCGGGTAGCCAAGGAACATAGCATCCGCTGCGGCGTTGCCGGGCAAGGCCAGATCCTTGAACTGGTTGAGGCCCTTCTCCAGACGGAGCATGACCTGGTGGTAGAACTGGCGCGAGCAGGCCATCGCAATGCGGCTGCTATCGACGTTCTCCAGCGAGCCGAGCGCCGTGTTGAAGTTGGCCGTGGTGAAGGCCGACCACGCGCCCGAAGCGTTGATGTAGGCGGAAGTGGGAAGGGCCTGCGTCAGACCCTCGATACCAGCCGTGTCAGACGCGCCGGTGCCGTTGAAATAGCAGGTGTCGATGATGCGGTCGTACATCTCGCGGAAGCTGGTCGCAACCATGTCCGCGATGTTGATAGCCGAATCCTCCAGCAGTTCGTTGGAAGTGGCGATGATGCGGCCAAACTTCTTGGCGGTAAGACGGACCTGATCGAGGGTCACATCGCCTTCGCTGATCGTGCCGTTTTCGGCAACCGCAGCCATCGCGGGAATGGCCGTCTTGCGCGGGTACTGGCGAACGTCGCTGCCCATGCGGACCACGTTGGCCAGCTTGCGGGCGGTGCCCACGCCAGTCTCGGTCAGGTACAGAAGCTGGTTGACAAGCTCGGGCGCGACCGTGTAGCCGCCGAGCGTGTTGTCAAAGCCAACCTGCGTCTTGATGATGGCCTGATCGTTGGCCTCCTGTGCGTAGCCACGGCCACCGTAAGCCTTGCCACAGGTCACCAGACGGAAGAACGCGCCGACCTGCTCGGCTGCGTCCGCGTCGGCCAGCTTGGTCAAACCCTGAGCGGCGCGAACGTTGTACGCCTTGCGCACAGACATGGCCGCGTTGAACTTGGGAACGTCGCCGTCGTCGTTCAGCTTGGTATGGCTGGCCTGCTCAACCCGGTCGGCCTTGGCCTTGGTCTGGGTCGCAGCCTTGACCGCCAGATCGTTGGCCTCGACCTCATCCTCGATCAGGATGGGCTTGGCGGTGTGGGCCTTGTACGCGGCGGCAACATCGACGGGGCCAGACGCGGACTTGATGACAGCGTTCTGGTCGTCGATGGCCTTCTGAACCTGCTCCAGTGTGGCGGTGTCCGCCAGACCGAGCGCCTTGCAAATGCTTGACCACTTCATGGTGGTGTCTCCTGAGAGGTGTTGATACACACACTCGGGACACCTTGCGTCCGGGTCGCGGCTCACGTTGACCCTTCGGAGGCTCCGTCGTTTTGAACATCCCCGCCGGACTTTCGTCAACAGCGGGGATGGAGGGGAAGGGAGCTAATCGACGATGTAGATGGTGCGCTTCTCGGGTCTGTAGTAGTCTAACGCTGGCTTGGCCCATGCCATGCCCTTCGTGACAAGGGACTGTAGCCGCGCGGCCTTGCCTTCGTCGGCAACAACGGACACGCCAGCACAGGACATATTGCACGGCATCGGGGTAGCCGATACCTCGAACACGTCGGCCTTGCGCGTGATGGTCCGGGCCGCCGGGTACATTTTCTGTTCCGCTGGGGTCAACGCGCCCCGGTCGGTCGGTGCAAAGCCGATGCTGAACCCGAGCGCCCCGGCCTTGGCCAGTTCAAGCACGCGGGCGGCATCCTCGAACTTGTCTACCGGCATGAGCCGGGCGCGCATCTTCCAGCCCCGTACGGTGCCGTCAATGCCCTTGACGGGGCGAATCCAGCGGAGGGTTGCCACTACGTTCCGGGTCGAATATGCGTGGTCAAGGTAGATCGCCTTGTAGGTATCAAACGCCTTGAAGTTCAGACCTTCCGCCAGCACAACCTCATCGTCACAGTCCACGCTGGAGTACGTGGCCAAGCCCTCGATCTCGATGCCCTGATTCTGCGCGATGATGCTGGAGTCGTCGGACAGTGACACGCCCATCATGCCAGCCTTGGCCGTGTCGATGGCTAGCCCGTGACGCTTGCACGTGTCAGACATTCGGCTGCGGATTTCTGTGGCGTTGCGCGTCATAATCATGGGCTGGCCTCCGACAAGTATAGTAGTCACTAGTTTCCGTCGTCCTCGTCGGCCAGTTCGTTGATGCTGATGCAGCGGCAGTTGGGATGTAGCTCAGACGGCACGAACACATCCCGCGCCAGCGTCACCGCCCCATCCGCCGCCGCAATGGTCGTGCCCGCCTTGAAGAACGGCTCGGAGAACGGGACCACCTTGCCCGCCAAGATCTCCGATGCCGCCGCACACAACGGGCAAGGGCCACCCGCGAGCAGCCACGTCCGGCCCTTGAACCCGCCCATCTCCTCCGCGCCTTGCATGTCGCCGTACTGGTACGCGCGGGCCGTTTCGGTACGGGCCACACGCTCGGCCATCGCATCGACCGAGCCAACATCGGCCAGCCCGTCCCGGATCTCGTTGATGGTCCGGCCTTCGCCAACCTTATCCGCGATAATCCGGGTAGCCTCGTCCTTCAACGTCTCGGGGATGGTGCGGACCAGTTCGAGCTTCGTTTCCATCAGGTACTGGCGTGCCCGGTCGTTGATGTCAAACGTGGGCATGACACCATCGGCATCTGGCATGGCCTGTACCGTGTCGGCGTAGCCCTGCCGGTACATGCGGGCTAGGCCATCATCCAGCACCCGGTCAAGCTCGGCAAGGGCCTGCGTGGACACCACCAGCCCGGACTCGGTGATACCAGCCGCGAGCGTGGCCTGATACCAGCGGGCCATGTCGTCGGCCATCTGCTCGATGGCCGCGTTCATCCCGTCCGGGCGCCGGGCAAGCTCGGCTTCCTTCGTGTGGTTGTCGCAGGTGCAGGTCAGTTTGGATTGAGTCGCACCACCCCGTCCGGGTAGGCCGTCCCCATGTCGTGCGAATGCATGGCCGCCAGTGCCATCCGAATGCAGATCGTTGGACTTGGCAGCAGTTGCCTCATCCCCCTCTCCAGCATCGTCCGCTCCATCTCCATCGCTTCCCTCTGGCTCATCGCTGGCTTCGGGTGCGGTATCTTCCTGTTCATCCCGTTCCTCGGTCGCTTCCGTGGCTTCATCGTCGGCCTCCTCCGGTACGCGATCCATCGCCGGGACCATGATTGGAACGCCATTGAATCGGTACACGTCCAGTTCCGGCCCGGCCTGCTCGATGCCCAACGCGGCGCGGGCTTCGTTGGCCGATACCAGACCAGCGTTGGCAAGGCTGACCATGCGGGCCGTTTCCTGCGTCACGTCCTCGTTGTCCGGGTTGTCAAACGCCAAGAACATCGTGCCAGTCGGGTCAAACCGGCTCACCACGTACTCCGTCAGGATCTCGGCCAGCGTGGACAGGCGCGGCCAGATCGTGAGGTTCATGTAGGCCGGGGACGCCGCCGACGCACTGGCAAGGTTGGCATCGTTCAACTTCCACAGCGGTTCGGGGATGCCAGCGGCCCGGTAGATGCGGGCCTCTGCCGTGTCCAGACCGGCCTGGTAGTTCATCTCGTGCGGCTTGCTGGCAGGCTGGATGACCTCGGCATTGCTGATGATGAGGTTGCGCCCGGCCTTGTTCACGCCGCGCGTCTGCCGGTCGATCTCGTTCGCGGCCCGGTCAAACTCGGTCTGGCTGGTGGCGTTGATCTTGTAGATAGCACCGGGTAGGCCGCCGTTGTTCCACCGGGCAATCTCGGACTGGAGCGCGGCTTGTTCCATGTCGCTCGGCATGATGACGGACGACACCCACGACGCGGCCCGGTTGGGGTTCTGCGGGTGTGGCCGGAGCCGGAAGTACGCACACTCTTCCGCCGGGAAGAACCGTTCTTTGCTAGTCTCGGCCCCGAACGTGAAGCCCCGGATGTAGTCTTGAACGGTGAAGTCGATCTTGGTCTGGTGCGGAGCCAGCACGTACATGCCCTTGGGAATCTGGTCCGGCCCCATCCATGCCGCGCACCAGCCGGTCGCTTCGATGTAGGACTGGATCAGATAGAACCACTGACCGCAGGTCATGGATGGATCGGGCGCGTACAACAGGTCCAGGATGGGATGGGATGTAATCTCTTCCATCTCATCGCTGGCACTGGCCACGCTCACGGCCTTCTTGTGCGGCTTGTTTACGCCACGCCCGGACAGAAACGCCTTGGTACGCCGGTCCACCCGACGCTTGCCGTAGACCTTGGACCCACTGGCGGGCCGGTACAGGCGCAGGGGCTGGCTCGATACCACCGTGGCGTTCAGGTCGATGGCACGCGCGACGGTGTTCCTGATCATCCGCCCGACCAGTTCAACGTCGGCGGACTGGACCATGTACCGCGACGACAGCAGGTCGTTGTTGGTCAGTGACGCAGCCGCGTACACCTGCGGGGTCTGTCGGTCGTCGGGCTTCTTTCGCTTGGCCATAGGTTGCCCCTATCGAATCCCGCCGAGCCTCACAAAGAACTTGGGCGCATTTAGCTGTGCCACCGCTTTATGGTTAGCGAGGGCTAACGCACACACTGTATCGTCATGGTCTGCCAGGGTATCGTAGGTCATTCCCGAGCGAGTGTATTCGTACTGGTAGGCTTCCATCTCCGTGACGATCAGCCCGTCAGGGAACCCGATCCGCTTGGACTGGATGTCTACGGCCAGCCCCTCCATGATCTTCTGCTTAGTGCCGCTTGGCCCACCCGTGAACTTGAAGCCCTCGACCGTGGGCCGCTCGCGGCTGATCCGTTCCACAACCGGATCGCCTACCCCGGTCGAGTCGATCAAGGTTGGCACGTTGCCAATCATGGACAGGATGCGGTTCTCGGTCTGGTCCCATGTCGTGCCGTTCCACCGCTCGAACCGGCACACGTCCTTGTTCTGGTCCAGCCCGATGACGACCGTGTAATCCTCTGACCGGGCAAGGTCGATGCCGAACACGACGGGCGGGAGAGTTGACAGGGGCTTGACGCAGGCGCGGATGGCACCTAGCCCAAACGGGTTGGATGCGTCCTCGGCATCCTCGCACAGATAGAGCTGGCGGAACTCGGCATCCGGCATGATCTTCCGGGCATCGTCCAGTTCTTTCTGGCTCATTAGCCCGGCCTCGATAGCGTCCAGTGCCGATACGCGATGGGCTGTCCAGTTGGGGTCGCCATCGGCCTGCCACATCGTCGCATTGCGGGCCAACGTCCAGCCCCAGCCCTTGCCCCGTTTGTTGCCCACGAACCGCGCCCGGCCCTTCGTAGCGGTCAAGGTGGAACGCACGGCCAGCCACGCATCCTCGCGGAGTCGCGTGTATTCGTCCAGCACGACAGACCACACGTCCTCGCCGTACAGGTTGTCCGGTGTCTCGCCGGTCAGATACCAGAACACGCCCAGCCCGTTGATCGTGATGCAACGGTCGGTCTTGTTCGTTATCATCTCGTCGCGCGTGAACCCGGCGTTCTTGAACAGGCGGCTGGCCCGAAAAAATGCCATCTTCGCCTGCTTGATGGAGGGCGCAATCCACCAGTGGTTTCGGTTGCTCGGCTCGCCCACCCGGTGCGCGACCTGTGACGCTTCGTAGAACTGCCAGATAAGGCACGGGAAGGTCTTGCCTACCTTGGTCGCCCCCTCCGTCACGCTGTACCGTTCCGGGCCAAACAGTGCCCGGTGCTGGTACTCGTACAGGGGTGGTAGCTTTAGCTCGGTGGTCAATCCTTTGGCCTCATCACGTCCGGCTTCATCACACGCACCAGCCCGATGTTCTCCGTCACCTTGCCGCTGTCCAGCCGCTCTTCCTTGGCTTCCATGTGTTCGTCGGCTTGGTTCTGGCCTTCCATTGCCACCGCCGTGCGCACAATCGAGCCGATGGTCTTGGCCGCGTCCAGTGCTACGTCAGGGTCCGGGGACTGGGCTAGCTGGATCGCCACGCTGTTAGCGGCCCGCAGGCTCGCGGCCATCTCATCCTTCACCGCGTCGGTCAGCCCACGCCAGCGACGGGGCCAACGCCGCATGGCCATGCGCGTCATGGCCCGGTCCTTCTCGTCGCCCATGTCGAGGGAGAGTTTGGGTTGGTCTTGGCTCACGCCTTCTCCGTTGCCGTGGGGTCGGTGTCGTGGACTACCTGATCTTCGGCGTCCCTGTATACCAGACGGCCACTCTTCAACTTGACCAGCAGCTTGATCCGTCCGTCGTATTCGTAGCCAACAACCTTTCCACCGTCGTCTGTCCACCTGTTAAATAGTTCGTTCGTGTCAACCAGCGAGCCGTGTATTGGTGGCGGGTCGATGTAGTTCCTGTCTGCTTGTGACATCTCTTCCATTACCGCTTCTCCAGTGTGCCGCGAATGTACGACACGTCCCGCTGAATCTCGCCAAGCCGTTCGGCCAGCCGTTCACGCGACAGATCGGACTCGGTCTTGTACCGTTCAACCTTTTCGGCTAGTTCGTTGGTCTGGAGCTGGATGGTGTTGACCCGCTGCTCCAGCAACCTATACCCGACGTAGACACCAAACCCGCCGCCGCAGATCGACACAACCAACGTGGCCACGATGGACCCGGCCATGTCTTGCAGCCTGCTCTTAGCTTCGTCGCCCATTACGAACCTCCTAGACCGCTGTAGGTCGGGCCAAGTATCTGAGGCAACTGCGCCTCTGCCGATGCCGGGAAGTCTACGACGATGCCACCGTTGCCGGGATCGCCGGTCAAGGTTGCCACGATTGGATTGAGGATGCGAAGCCCCTGCTGGACTTCGTTCCACCGTTGCTCGCTGGTCAGGTTGCCGAGTGTGGCGTTCGTCCAGCCGTAGTCCAGACAATCAATCCAGAACCCTACGGACCAGCCCGATCCGTACCCGTCGATGATGTCTAGGTACACGCGCTGGTCCGCCGCAGACAGGCGGTAGCCGGTTGTTTGCGAGAAGTACCCGACCGGGGACAGCCACGCCACGACGGGCAGATCGACCGTGTTGGCGACGTCGTCGATGAGGTTGAAGTAGAACGTCGAGAGCCTAGTCTTCTCGGTGAAGGTGTTGTGCGTTACGTTCACGTCGTTGACCGGGCGCGAGCCGGACCACGATTCAGAGCCGCCCGCGAGGAAGTACCGGGACAACGCGCCCGACGTGGAACCTGGCGGGAGGAAGTCATACGCCTGCACGCTGATCGAATCGAACAGCGGGTATAGGTCCGTGGCCATCCAGCCCAGTGCCTCGTACCTGATCGCCTCGTACCGCTTCATGGGCGTGCCGTCGATGGTTGCGATGGGGCTGGCGTTCCAGACCACGGTATCGGTCGGGTCAAGCTGATACCAGTTCTGGAACACCGGGGCATTGAACCAGACCAGATGGCACAGGGGCATCTTGGCTTTGATGAGGTCAACAACCTCGGACATGAAGTCGGCTACCAGCGTGCGGAACCGCTCGCGGCTTTGCTGCTCCGTCTCGGTCCCTCCCGTGACGGTGTTCCACGGGCTTGCAAGCGTGCCGGTCCCGCCCGTTGAGCGCTGCCGCCATTGGCGATAACAGATCCAGGCCGCGTCACCGCTGGCCCCGATCCGGTTTACGTCAAAGGTAAACGCGGCCAGCCGTTCCCAGTTCAGGACCACCACGCCACGGTATTGGGTCGGGTCGTTGCCGGGGCTGATCGGCTCGACAAACTTCTCGATCCACAGGTCGTACTCGTCGGCCATCGCAGCCACCCATGCGGCCGCTCCGTACACGTCCACCTCGACCCATCCGCGCATCTTCGGGCGTGGGCTAAGCAGGCTCTGCGTTGGCCGTACCACGTCCTGCGGCAAGCCCCGGCCCGTCGCGTCCGCCGGCGTGATCGGAACGGTCTGGTTCGGGTCGGTGTTGTAAAGTGCCGGAAATGCGCACCAAGCGGGGTTTACGGGCGGTTGAGTGCCAGTAATGTCACCCTGGCCCTCGGTCATTACCGGGCAATAGAGCGTGTTGAACCCGGCCCGGCCTTGCGGGTACGTGGACAGGCTGCCCGTTTCAATGTCAACCACGCGGGCCTCGGCCACGCTGCCCTGCCCCCACGGGGTCATCGCAAACTTCAACTGTGGCAAGGGCGAGAACGGGCCAACCTCGTTCA